GGACTCGCAGGAATGGATCGAGGACAGGGCCGGTTCGGAATCGTGGAATGACCGGGAGACCGAACTGTGGAGGCAGTTGTGGCGCCTGCCGCAGGCGCGCGCGTGGAAACAGCCACAGCTGAAGTATCTGCATTACCAGATCGCCTCGTATGTCCGCGAATGCGTGGTGTGCGAGAGCCCGTCGGCCAAGGCGGCCGACGTGGCCGTGAAGATCAGGCTCGAGGACCGGATAGGCCTGTCCGAGGCCGGATTACAGGCGCTCGGCTGGAAGATCTCCGAGGACAACGTCGACATGGCCGCCCACGAGGTGCCCGCCACGGACGCGGAGGCCACGGAGAGCGGCATGGACACCAAGATCGTCCAGTTCCCACGCCGGTTGAGGGCGTGACATGGCCGACGATTGGATCATCGACTTCCCGACCCTCGCCGACCTGCAGGACGCCTGGGTGCGGCGGCATGTGCGCCAGCCCGACGGCATCCTTCGCGGCAAGCCCTTCTGCTGGTCGGACTGGCAGTTCTGGTATGCGGCGCACAGGTGGCGTGTGCGCGAGGACGCGGAGTTCGTCCCGCCCGAGGAGGTCACGGTCGATAATCCGCTGGTCCTCAACCAGGCTTTCCAATATCGTCTGACGGGCTGCATCGGCCCGCAGAAGACCGGCAAGGGGCCGACCGAGGCGTCATGCGCCATACTCGAGGCATGCGGCCCAGTCGTGTTCGCCGGATGGGCGAAGCCCGGCGACGTGTACCGCTGCTCCGACAACGGCTGCCCCTGCGGATGGGTCTACCACTACAATCCGGGCGAGCCGAAGGGCATGCGTCACCCGTCGCCGCTCATCCAGCTGACCGCGAATTCCGAGGACCAGGTGCGCAACGCCTACCGGCCGTTGGTCGCGATGATCCGGCTCGGCCCCTTGAAGCAGCTGCTCAAGGTGCGCGAGGGCTTCATCCGAATCCTGCGCCCTGGAATCAATCTGGATGATGACGATCTCGATCTCGACCGCATCGATGTGGTGACGGCCTCGGCCACCTCGCGTCTGGGCAATCCGATCTCTGATGCCGAGCAGGACGAGGCCGGTCTGTACACGAAGTCCAACGGCATGCTCGATGTGGCGGACACGCAGCGTCGTGGCGCCGCCGGCATGGGCGGCAGAACGCACTTCTGGACCAACGCTTATGACCCCGGCGAGAGCAGCTACGCGCAGCAGCAGTTCGAATCGGCCAGCAAGGACGTGTGGATCTTCTATCGCAACCCCGACCTGAACCCCGACCTTCGACACAAGGACGGCACACCATACAGCTTCAACAACCGGCGCGAACGCCGCAAGATCCTCGAATGGGTCTACGCCGGCAGTCCGTGGGTGCCTTTGGACTCCGTCGAGGCGGAGGCCGAAGCGCTCATGGAGAAGGATCCCGCACAGGCGGAACGTTTCTTCGGCAACCGAATGGTGCAGGGTGGCGGCGCATGGCTCGAGGATGGACTCTGGGAGAGCTGCTATGCAGGAACATGAGCTTTGGCTTGAGAACCCGCCGAAAGGCACCGAGGTGTGTCTCGGCTTCGACGGCTCCGAGAACGACGACTGGACATGCATCAAGGCTGAGACCCGTGAAGGTTTCATCTTCACGCCACGGTATGGCGAGGATCGCCGTCCGACGATTTGGAATCCGAAGACGTGGGGCGGCCGCATCCCGCGCAGCGAGGTCAATGCCGCCATGGACGAGCTCAACGACCGATACAAGGTGATCCGCGCCTATTGCGATCCCGGTTTCCGCGACGAGGTGTCGTGGGAATCTCAGATCGAGGCATGGGACTCCCAATACGGGCCGAAGAAATTCATCCCCTGGTCGATGAGCGGTTCGAGCCGTATCACCGCCGTCTGGGAAGCGTTGAAACGCTTCGAATCCGACCTGCAGCATCACGCGATCACGCAGGACGGCTGTCCGATCACCATCACGCACATGCGCAACGCAAGACGCTTCGCCAAGTCCGGCGAACGCTACGGGCTGGGCAAGCCGAAGCAGACGCGGAAGATTGATGCGGCGGTGACGTGCGTGCTGGCGCACGAGGCGGCATGTGATGCACGTGCCGCCGGCTGGGGTAGGAAACGCAAGGCGTACTTGTTGACTGGTTCTACTACGAGGGGGTTCTAATGATTCGTACCGCCGATGATGTGAATCGCATGGCGAATCTTCTCGCCTTGAAGATCGAGAACCGTCGGCCGGACATCAGGAAGCATACGGATTATGTGCGCGGCAAGCGCGGCACACTGAAATTCGCGTCCGACGAATTCAAACGCTACATGGCGGACCGGTTCTCAGGTTTCGCCGACAACTGGTGCCTGCCGGTGGCGCAGGCGCCGGTCGAGCGCATCCATTTCAGAGGCTTTATCCCATACGACGACAGTGAGCTCGACTCGCATGTCATGCGCGTGTGGGAGCGGAATGACTGCGATCGCAAACTGCAGGAGACGGCTCTGATGATGACCACGACCGGACGTGCGTTTGGCCTGGTGACCTCGATGCCTGACGGCAGGGCGCGCATCAGCTTCGAACACCCCGACTCCGCAGCCGTCCATTACGACCCGCTCACTGGAGAGGTCGACGCCGGCCTCCTGGTCCGCTATGACGAGGAGCACGAATTCGGCACGCTGCTGCTGCCGGATCTGGTGTTCGACGTGGTGCGCGTGCGTGCAGGCGGGGACGACGAGCGGAACCGTCTGCCGCCCGGCGTTGAGGGCTGGCGGTTCGTTCCGGATTCGGCGCGCGCGAACCCGCTCGGACGAGTGCCATTGGTCGAATTCCGCAATCAGATGCTCCTGGACGACCTGCCGATCAGTGATGTGGAGCAGGTCGAATCGATGCAGGACGCCGTCAACGTCTGCTGGGCCTACACGCTCAACGCCCTGGACTTCGCGTCCATGCCGGCGAGGGTGATACTCGGCGGCGACTCCCTGTCCGAGCCGGTCTTCGACAAGGCGACCGGAGAGCAGGTCGGTGAGCGTCCTGTGAACCTCGACAAGCAGGTCATGGAGCGCATCATGCAGATCACCGGCGACAACGTGTCGATCGGCGAATGGACCGCCAGCAACCTGCAGGCTTTCCTGCCGATCATCCAGAAGGCCGTCGAGCACATCGCGGCCGAGACACGCACGCCCGGCCACTACCTGCTGACGAATGCGGAGGTGCCGGCCACCGGCTACGAGGTCGCCGAAGCCGGCCTCGTGTCGAAGACGCTGGAGCGCATCAGCTTCATGCGTCAGCCGGTGCGCGAATTGTGCGTGATGGCCATGATACTCGAGGACGATGAGGAATCAGCCCGCATCCTCGAGGATGCAAAAGTCGTGTTCGCCACACCGCAATACCGGTCCGAGGCCCTCATGGCCGACGCGATGCTCAAATACGAGCAGCTCGGATACCCGTTGCAGTGGATCGCCGAGCAGATGGGTCAGAGTCCGGAGGACATCAAGCGCATCATGCGCATGGTGGACGACGAGAATCACGATCCGGAGATGGCGGAGATAGCCCGCAGCCTGCAGGTCGGAGGTGCATCTGATGACGGTGACGCTGGAGAGCCTGTCGGACAGTCGGAACACTCTGGCCAGACTGTGCCTGCTGGCCGTGAGGGCGGCGGACAAAACGTGGAAAGGCGTGGATCCGCTGCGGGTGCGTGAGAGCTGGAATCGGACGAACGTCGATTTCATCACGCTCTTCGCCGCCCTGCAGACGCGTGCGGCGAGCGATGCGATGGACGCCTCCACGCTGATGCTCGCCGAACAGGACGATTACGTGCGTCCCGACGGCATCGCGAACCCGAAGGCCTTCGGCACCGGATTCGCGCCAAGCGGCATCGACCTCGAATCATATTTCAGCATCCCAGTCACACGCACCCTGCAGGCCATCAAGTCGGGCGTGGGCGAATCGGACGCCATGCAGATCGGACGCGCGACGCTCCGCCAGATGAGCACTCAGGCCTTGGAAGACACGTCCGTCAGTGCGATGGGCGTCAGCATCACCCAAAGAGCTGGCGTCGGCTACGTGCGCGTCGAATCGCCCGACTGCTGTCCACGCTGCGCCATACTCGCCGGCAAATACTTCCGGCATAGCCAGAACTTCCTGCGGCATCCGAAATGCCATGGGACGACCATCCCCTGCAAAGGCAGGGACAAGGCCGAGAAGCAAGGCTGGATCACTGATCCGATGGACCGCTTCAACCGCATGAGCGAGGCGGAGCAGGACAGGGTCTTCGGCCACGCCGACGCGCAGGCCATCAGGGACGGCGCCGACATCTACCAGGTCGTCAACGCGCACCGAGGCATGCGGCCGGTCGGACGCGGCAACATCAGTATGACCACGTCCGAAGGCACCAGCCGATACGGATGGAGCCGCATGATCCGAAAATACGAATATGGCCAGAAGCAACGGCGCAGGCTCACGCCGGAAGGCATCTACAGCTTCAACCTCCCGCGCGAGCAGACCATCGAGCTGCTGAAACGCGAGGGATACATCCTGCCGGACAAATGGCGAGAGCGGGTGCCGGAGCTTCGCCGCAGCCAATGGCTTCATAACAACGACTACCGCCAAGGGCGGCATGAGGAGCTGACCGCGGCGCAGAAGCGTCTGCTCAATGCGCGGCTCCGCTATGAGGCAGCTTTGGACGGCCGCAATTCCTACCAGTCTGGCAAGCCGGTCACGCCGGACGTATTAGCCAAAGCTGAGAACTCTTATCGCCGCTGGCTTGCCAGCAACGGCGAGATATACACCGAATGAAAGGAAAAGCATCATGTCCGATGGACAGCAGCAGGATCCGAACACCAATGCTCCGGGCGCACAGGAGCCGCCAATCGACTGGCACGACAAGTTCCTCGGCCAGAAGAAGGTCAACACCGACCTCGAAGCGAAGCTCAAGGCCGCCTATGAGAAGGCCGACCGAGTGGACGACCTTGAGAAGCAGGTGGCCGATTGGGAGCAGCGCGGCAAGGAATTCGACTCCGCGCAGGCTACCATCGCCAGACTGCAGAAGCAGGTGCTCCAGGCGAACGTCACCGCCGCGGCGACCGGCAAGCTCATCAATCCGAGCGACGCATTGAAGCTCATCGATTTCTCCGACCTGACCGCGGACGATCAGGGAGGATACGACCAGCAGGCGATCGGCGAGAAGATCGATGCCTTGGTCACGGCACACCCGTATCTCGCGCAAGGCGGGAACAATGCTGGCCTGGCGGGAATCATCCCACCGTCGGGCGTCCGCGATGGCGATCATCAGGCGGGACAGCTTACCAGGGACGATCTGAAGAACATGACCCCGAAGCAGATCGATGAGGCGCGCCGCAAGGGCCGTCTGGATGATCTGCTCGCAGGCCGCAGTAAGTAAGGAGGCCAGCAATGGCAATCACCAATTTCATCCCCGAGGTATGGTCCGCCGCCATCCTCGAAGCCCTGCGCGCGAAGCTCGTCTTCCCGAGCCTGTGCAACCGCGATTACGAGGGCGACATCCGTGAGGCCGGTGACACCGTGCACATCACCGGATACAACGACGTGACGGTACACGAGTACGTGCGCGGCCAAGCGATCACCGTCGATGATGTCACGGATAAGGAAGCCGCCGTGCTCAAGATCGACCAGTCCGACTATTTCGCTTTCAAGGTCAACGACCTCGACAAGACTCAGGCCAAGGCCGATCTGACCGGAAAGTTCACCAATTCCGCCGCCTACAACATGATGAAGAACGTGGAGAACTACATCTCCAATCTCATGGACACGGCCGTCAGCACTCCGGCGAAGACCGTGTCCGTCGGCACCCCTGCAGACGCGTATCTAGCCGTCGTGGAAGCCGGACGCAAGCTCGACGTGCAGAACGTGCCCGACGAGGGCCGCTGGCTTGTCGTCAGCCCAGACTTCTACGCCTTGCTGCTGCAGGACTCCCGCTTCATCGAAGGCACAGAAGCGGGCCATAATACGCTGCTCAACGGCGTGGTCGGCCAGGTGCGCGGCTTCACCGTAGTGAAGTCTAACAACGTCCCCTCCAAGAAGGCCAGCCCGGACACACAGTCCATCCTTGCCGGCACGAACGCGGCCGTGACCTTCGCGCAGCAGGTCAGCAAGGTGGAGGCGATGCGCATGCAGACCGACTTCGCCGACATGGTGCGCGGCCTCGACCTGTACGGCGCCAAGGTCATCCGTCCAGAGTGCTTGACCAAGATCACACTGAACCTCTCCACCTCCACCGGTCGTTCCATGCAGGATGCCCCTCAGGCCGTCGTGGATGAAACGTCCGACACCGCTGGTGATGATGCCGATAAGGCAGACACCGGCAAGAAGGGCAAGTGACCGTCTGATCGGAGGCTGACATGACCGCCTTGGCCACATTGCAGGACCTGCGGAAGTACGGCATCGACGTGCCGGACAACACCGTCGCGCTCAGCCTGCTCGACTCCGTATCCGCCGCCGTGCGCGACGCTGCCGGCTGTCCGATCACCATGGGCGAATGGACCGTCGACCTGCCCGGCGAACAGTCGAGGAAACTTGACCTGCCATGCAGGGCGGTGCAAGCCGTGTCCAAAGTACTGGTCGATGGTCGGCCGATTGAAGACTGGAGGCTCTTCGGCTCATCGCTTTACCGGGCGGAGCCGTGGAGCCCCTTTGGCGGCATCCCGTCGACTGTGACGGTCACCTTCCGAGGTGGCTGGGATCCCGTTCCGGAGGACATCGTCAGACTGGTCTGCTCGTATGTCGCTGCCGGATTGCATCAGCTCGCGGATGGTGGCCCCGGCGCCCACTCCGGCATTGCCTACGAGAGGCTTGATGACGTGCAGGTCGGATATACGCATGATGGCACCCAGATCGACGCGACCGAATTGCCGGAAGCGACCAGACGCAGCCTGCGCAATCGCTTCGGTGCGAACGTCAGTTCGATTGGAGTGTTCCGATGAGAATCAGCGCATCCTTTCTCGCAAAGGCCAGAGCCAACGCGGAATGCCTGATGACCGACCGATGCATCGTCACGCGCCCAGGCGAATCCGTGACGGATCCGGACACGGGACTGCCGACCACCGGCAAGGAGAAGGTGTACGAAGGCCGATGCAAAGTGCAGACGTCCGGCGGTCTCGCCAGCGAACAGACCGAGGGAAGCGCCGCCCAGAACATGGGCGCCGTCAGCCTCGTCTGGTCGCTGTACATGCATTTCCCGTTCGATACCGATGGCCTGCGCGCCGGAGACGTCGCGGAGATCACCGAATCCGCTAACCCGCTGCTCAAAGGCAGACGGCTCCGTCTCGTCTCCCCGCAATCGGAGAAGACGCACGCCACAGCCTGCCGCTGGAACGCGAAGGAGGACTCATGGGTGGACTGTTCGACGCATCCGAGCTGATGGCCTTCGGAGACGCGTTGCTCGCCAAGGGCGTAGCTCGCCGCGCTTTGATCTCCGCTTCGGTGAAGAAGGGCGCGCAGAACGTCAAGAACTCGATTCGCGACGACCTGAACGGTTCCGGCAATGCCGCATTCAGGCGTATCCCGATCACCTACACCGTTTCGGAGGGCGCTGGGCGTATCACCGCCGAGATAGGCCCCACCAAGGGCGGAGCGGGTTCGCTCGCGAACATCGCGTTCTTCGGCACCGCGAGGGGCGGTGGAACGCACCGATTCTACGAGCATGGCGAGGAAGAATTGCCGAAGCTCGCGGAATACGTGGCGCGTGCCGCCGTGGAGGTGGTCTGAATGAAATCGATCATGACGTTGACCGACACGATCCTCGACCATATCCCGAAGCCAGCGACGGGCTGGGCCGTGTACCGGCAGACCGCCCCGAAGCCGACCGACAAGCCGCCGTGGGTGATTGAGACGGTCACGACCAACGGCCACATTGTCGGCGAGACGCAGCATGTGCATTGCGGCATCGGCACTCTGCTGGTGCGCATTGTGAGCACCACCACCGATTCCGTCAACGTGCTGGCCGATGACCTCATGATTCCAGCCTTGGCCGGCAAACGGTTCGTCGCGCAGGGCTTCGACACCGGATGTCTGACCCTGTTCTCCGATTCCGGCGCATATGCGGCCGGACTCACCGCAGAGGACACGAGCCTGCTCTATCAGGTGCGCCTATTGACTTTCAAATTCAACTGGTCACGCATGTGACCCAATATTTATAAGGAGGAGTCATGGTTTTGACTCTTGGAACTGAAGTTCCTTCCACACCGGCGGACGGTCTGGTCAACACGATTTGGGTGCCGTCCATCAAAAACATCCAGAAGCCGACCGCTGCGGAGATCGGCGCCGGCACCGACCTGAGCAACTACGTCACCCTGGGCGGCTGGTCGTGCTCGCCGTCGCAGGATTCCATCTCCGACCAGCGCGAGAACAGCGCGCAGGATTATGAGAATCCCGGACGCAAGAAGATCAGTGGCCCGAGCATCGAGGTCATCGACAACACCAACACTTCGCATTCCGCGCAGAACATGGCGATGGAGACGTTGACCGAGGGTGCGGAAGGCTACTTCGTGCGCCGCTACGGCAAGCCGACCGACAACACCTTCACAGCCGGAGACGTGGTGAACGTCTACTCGGTCCGTATCGGCATGAGCGCCAAGATGGCGATCGCCGCGAACAGCGTGCTGCGCAGCAAGGTCAATTTCTCCGTCCGCGCTCCAGGCTGGGCGGAGAACGTGAAGGTCGCCTGATTGATTCTTCCCGCATCGGACTTTTGTCCCTTTCGCCGGTGCGGGACCCTCTTTTTTCCTCTTTTCCGGCAAAGGAACATGAATATTAGAGCGAAGGAACAACAATGCTTAAAGTCGTCAGGCGCACACGCGAGGTCGATGTCATCCTCAACCAGCAGACCGCCGAGGACATCGCCAGATTGGGTGATGCGCTGGCCGAGGAGACCACGCGCGAACAAGTCACGGAGGCTGGGACGAACCGGCAGGCGAAGGCCACCGCGCGGCGCATCGAAGAGCTACGCGAACAGGCGGATGCGGAGACGTTGAAGCTCACGTTGCGGGCATTGCCGGTAAGCAAGTGGGCGCAGGCATTGGCCGCGCACCGCAATGACAACGGCACGAACGACATGTTCGGCACCGCCGCCGCGGCATTGCCGCTCATGCTTGATTCCGCGACCATCGGCGGCAAGCCGGTGGCCGACGAGGACAAGACCGAACAGGCGTGGCGCAATCTGTTCGACGAACTCACCGATGGCCAGTTCACTCCGATCTGGCAGGCCATCGCCGAACTGAACGGTACCGCAGCGGACCCAAAAGCGGCATTCGACCTCGCCTCGCAGGTTCTCCGCAACTAGTCGAGGATCTTAAGATTTGCCGCCAGCTCGGCATCAGCTATAAGCGTTTCATGGGCTGGCGTCCGAGTGAGGGCGATGAGGTCGAATGGGATGAGACGGAACGCAATTGGATGCGTTCGTTGGCGGAATACGAACGGTCATTATGCCCCATGTGCGGTTTGCCTCGCTCGATCTGCCAAGACCCGAAGAGCGAACTTACATTGCATGCCGAAACCAGCGTCTGCTGGGCCACTGCGCACATGCAGCAGGCCATGAAACGTTGGACTGATGCGAATGGCAGGGACAATCCGGCCGCGAACGCCTTGGTGGCGCATTTGACCTGATTTTTGGAGGATGCTTTGGCGGAGAACAAGAACATCGTCATCCGGTTGATGGCGGACACAGCCTCCTATGAGGCGGCGATGACTCGCGCCGGAAGCACTGCGAGAACAGTCGCTTCTGGCATGGAGAACACCGGGCGCAAGTCCGCGCTCATCGCCAGCGGTATGACTGCTGCCGGATTGGCCGTGGCCGCTTTCGGCGTGGCCGCAGTCAAGATGGCCGCAGACTTCGACCAGCAGATGAGCACCGTGCAGGCGAACACCGGCGCAACCAGCGCACAAATGGACCAACTGCGTGCCGCCGCCATCGAAGCCGGAGCATCGACCGTCTATTCCGCTTCGGACTCCGCCGACGCGATCAATGATCTCGGCAAGGCCGGCATGAGCGTCACGGATATTCTCACTGGTGGTTTGTCTGGCGCTTTGAATCTGGCCGCATCCGATGGAATGGCCGTTGGTGATGCCGCCGAATACATGGCCAACGCGTTGAGCATGTTCCACCTGAAAGGGTCTCAGGCTTCTCAGGTGGCCGATACTTTGGCTGCTGGCGCCGGCAAGGCCGTCGGCAATGTCTCCGATTTCGGCGAGGCGTTGAACAATTGCGGCGCCCAGGCGAACAGTTTCGGCATGAACGTGCAGGAGACCACCGGCGTTCTCGCCCTGTTCGCACAGAACGGCACCATCGGCGCCGAAGCCGGCACCCAATTGAACAGCATGCTGATGAAGCTGGCCGCACCGTCCGCCGAAGCATCCAACACGATGAAGGAACTCGGCATCAGCGCCTACGACGCGCAAGGCCATTTCGTCGGCATGGCGAATTTCGCCGGCCAATTGCAGAAGGCCGAAAAGAACCTGACCGACGAGCAGCGCAACCAGGCGAACGCGACAATTTTCGGCAGCTACGCCATCAAGGCCGCAAACTACCTGTACGAGGCCGGCGAATCCGGCGTCAACAAGTGGACGAAGGCCGTATCCGAAAGCGGCTACGCCGCCGAGCAGGCGGCCGCGAAGAACAACAATCTCAAGGGTGATCTGGAGAATCTGAGTGGTTCCATGGAGTCCTTGATGATTTCCGTCGGTGAGGGCGCTCAGGGGCCTTTGCGCAAGATGGTGCAGGGCTTGGACACGCTGGTTGACGCGTTCGCCGGTTTGCCGTCCGGAGCGCAGCAGACCATCGTGGCCATGGCATCATTGGCCGGTGTGCTCGGAGCCGTGCACAAGGCCGCGGGCAATCTCAACGGCAGCACCAGCACGATGGCCAACAACATCGGTCTGGCCATCGACCCGATTCAACGCGTCAAGACGGCGCTCGCATCCGCGCAGACCGCATTCCAGATGTTCCGCGCATCGTCCATGAGCGCTTCCGAGCAGATGGCCGCCTTCGGCACGTCCGCTTCCAAAGCGCAGTTGAAAACGGCTGGTTTCAAGGCGGTCGGAAGCAGTGTCATGAGCCTGCTCGGCGGCCCGTGGGGCATCGCCCTGACCGTGGCCGGGGCCGCACTGAGCGCCTTCATTAGCCGCCAGCAGAAGGCCAAGGAAGCCACGGAGCAATTGCAGTCGGCTCTGGAATCCGGCAGCAACATCAGCGAAACAATCGCCTCCGCCTATCAGAAGATGAACTTCGCCGGCGCGGACATGACGCACTGGATGAGCGAGGCGAAAATCAGCCTGACCGACATGACCAGCGCCGCCATGGGCAACAAGACCGCGACCGACAAGGTCAACGCCGCCCTGAAGGAATACGGCAAGCAAGGACATTCGCAGATGGCCGTGGCCCAGAAGATGCGCGACAGCATCAAGGACGAGGCCAAGGCATATCAGGAAGCCAAGGAGCAGACCAAGCAGAAGACCGCCGCAACCAAGAACGCCGTGGATGCGGATGGCAAGTCCGCTTCGGCTGCAAAGGATGCCGCCAATGCGAACAAGGAGCTTGGCTCTTCCGCTTCGGACGCGTCCGAGGAAATCGACGACCTCGTGAAGTCTCTGTTTGGTTTGGAGTCCGGCAATCTGACCGCAGACGAGGCTGTCGACCAGCTGAACCAGAAGATCGGCGAACTGTCAGACACCTGCAAGGACAACGGCGTGGTGTTCGACCAGAACGGCAACCTGCTCGACAGGTTTTCCGAGAAGGGCACCAAGACCAGGCAGGCTTTGGAGGACATCGCCAGCAGCGCCCAGAACGCTGCGGAAAAGATTCTTAAGCAGGGCGAGAGCACCGGTTTTAGTAGCGGTGAGATCGAGCGTGCGAACGGCGTGCTGCAGGATGCGCGTGACGCGATCATCCGGCAGGCCGAAGCTTCGGGCATGAGCGAACAGGCCGCTAACGCCTTGGCGGATCGTTGGGGTCTGAGTTCGGACCGCATCAAGGCTTCCATCGACAATATCAAGAAGACCGCAGACAACAGCAAGGCGAAGCTTGACGTTGACGATTCCAAGGCCAAGAAGAAGACCAAGGATTCCGAGACCAACCTCGACAAATTCGGCAAGAAGATAGCGAAGGCCAAGCTCGACGCCGACGCGAAGAAGGCCACGGCCAGCGCCAAGAAGGCGCGGAAGATGATGGACGACTTCGGCAAGAAGCATGTCAAGGCGACCATCGACGCGACCGATAAGGCGTCGAAGAAAGCCAAGACGGCCTCCGCGAACGTCGGCAAGCTCAACGGCAGGAAGGCCACGGCCAAGCTCGACGCAAAAGACAATGCGACTTCCAAGGTCAACGCGGCCAATGCGAAGAAACTGTCAAACAAGCGCAACACCTTGGACTCGACCGATAGGGCAACGCCGAAGGCGAACGCCGCGAACGCGAAGAGGCTCAACAACAAGAAGAACACCCTCGATTCGACCGACAAGGCCGGACCGAAGGTAGACGCCGTCAACCGCAAGAAGCTAAACGACAAGAAGAGCACCGCATCGGTCAACGACCAGGCGACTCCGGTGCTCCGCTCCATCAACAACTTCAAGATCGCGGACAAGAGCTTCACCGTCACGGAAAAGACGAAGAAGGTGGGCGGCTACACCGGAGGAATGTTCACCGGTGCAGCCTTCCAGCAGTTCGCCGGAGGTGGCATGTTCTCCGGCTACGTGGATCCGGCATGGGCACCCGGCAATGGTTTGAGCGACAGCGTGTATCTGCTCAACGCTCGTCTCGCCGCAGGCGAGTACACGCACAGGGCTGCCGCTGTCGACTATTACGGGCTTGAGACCATGCGCGCCATCAACGAGATGCGCGTGCCTCGCGAGGCGTTCATGACAAGTCACAGCATGCCGGATGTTTCCGTGCAGGTGGATACGCGTGCCGTCGTTGCTGCGATCACAAGTCTGCACAACGATCTTGGCGCGATTATCAGCGCCGCGTCCGATGATTCGACGGTCGGCGACCGTGACTTGGGGAGGTTGATCCGCAAATATGCGCGAGCTTGAATACACGTCGCATGATGGCACGGTCATCGACCTCAACGCCGATGACCTGTGGGTGGCTGACCTGCAGGAAATGCGCGGATACGCATGGACGTACACGCTGGCCACTCGCGGCATCAAATCGGTGAGCAGGAACGCTTCGACGGCGAAAATAACCGTCCGCACCAAAACGCCAGCCGTATTGGATGCCGCTCAGACAGCCTTCGATGCTGACGTGCAGGCAGTCCGGCCTGGCACGTTGACGGTTGATGGCGAATGGACGCAACAAGCTTATGTCGTAGGTTCTTCGCTTGGTCTCGTGCCATGGCCGGAATACGCGCAAGTCGATTACACGATTGTCCTTTGCGATGGCGTCTGGCGTCGCGCGCTGCCGGTGCAGCATTTCTTTCCGATGACGGCAGGCGCCGGTTCGCAGATTGACCTTCCACTGGATCTGCCGACCGATTTGGCTCCGTCGAAAATCGCTTTGACGGTGCATAATCCGACCGGCAAGGCCGCTGAGTTCGCTGCGGTCATTTTCGGCCCTTGCGTCAACCCGTCTTTCCAGATTGGCGGAAACACTTACGCGATTGATGTGACAGTGCCGGAAGGCGGTCATATGTCGCTGTCGGCCACTGGATTGCGGAAGACGATAACGTTGACAGCCGAAAACGGCGACGTTTCGGATGTTTTCGACAAGGGCGTCCGCGGCAACGGCAGTGGAAGCGGCTCATATGTTTTCGAGCCGATACCGGCCGGAGATTCGCTATTGACGGTTTCCGGCAATTATGGCATCGATTTGACCATGTTTGACGTTTCTGGAGGTGTGCCATGGCTGACGTTATCCTCGCCGACGGCAATCTGACGCCACATGCGAGCGCATCGCGAGTGGCGTTGGATTGGGCTTGCGGCACGGACGAAAACGACTTCGAACTGACCATCGATGACGCACTCGCGCCGAACATTTCACAAGGCTGGTATTTCTGGCTTGACGGAAGTGATGTTGGAGGCCGAATAGTCGATCGTCGCGTGTCCGTCGCCGGAGGAACTTCCACGACAACCTGGATCGGCCAATCGTGGACCGGAATGCTGGCGGCGAAGATATTGCAGCCGGACGCGAATCAGGATTACCTGACCGTCTCCGGCAAGCTGCCTGACATCCTCAAAAACCTTTTGAAGCGCATCAGTTTGGATACGGTTTTCACTGTCGATTCCTCCGATGCCTCCACTTTGACGAATTGGATGTTCCAGAATCCACGTTATGTGGACGCCTACACCGGCTTGCGCACATTGCTTGCATCATGTGGCCGCAGGCTTGATTTCAAAGCGTCCGGCAACAAGATCCTGCTTGGTCTCGTGCCGGTGCAGACCATCACGAACACGATCGATTCCGACCTTGTGGATTTCAAGGCCGAAACCAACCGTCGCGCGGTGAATCATCTTATCGGCCTTGGCTCGCAGGAGCTTAAGAATCGGCTGGTGGTCGATTATTTCGCCGATGCAACCGGCGTGGTGAGTCAGACGCAGACGCTCGTTGGCGCAGATGAGGTATGCGCCACATACGACTATTCCAACGCGGATTTGTCCACGCTGCAATCCGAGACGAAGAAGCATCTGCAGGAATTGCAGACCGATGGTTCGGTCGAGGTGACGTTGTCCGATGAGGTCGGCGACGGTCTGCGTGTGGATGACAAGATTGTTGCGACGGATCAGGCTTCCGGCGTCAACGTCACCGCCGTGGTGACGAAGCGGATCGTGAAAATCGATTCCGGGATTTTGACTTCGACGTTCGAGGTCGGACTGCCGGTGCGGTCGGCGAACGCTAACTATTCCGGTTCTTCCTCTTCGTCTTCCGGTGGTTCGGCTGGCGGTGGCGTGTCTTTGGCGGCTGGCCGTGGCCTGTCGATTTCAGGCGGCACGATCAACGCGGAGGTCGCTTCCGAGGATTTGGATTCCGTCAGGCAGGTCGCCGAGTCGGCGAACAGGACGGCTTCTGGTTTCGCGGCGCAGATCGGCAAGGCGAATCAGACCGCCGAGGATGCGAAGAACGTCTCCGATACGGCCAGGAGCGTGGCCGACAGTGCCAAGTCGGGCATGATGACCGATGACGAGCGGTCGAAGCTCGCTTCGGTCGAACGGGGCGCGAACGCCTACACTCTGCCGAAGGCGTCCACGGACGTGTTGGGTGGCGTGAGGGTGGACGGTTCCACGATCGTGAGCGTGGATGGTGTCATCAGCGCGCATGTCGGCGACGGCGGTTCCGGGAAGGCCGTGTTCCCGGTCGGCTATGTGTTGATGAACACGACTGGTGTTGACCCTTCCGTTGATTTCGGCGGCATGTGGAGGCAGTTGCCTTCACTTGGCTGCTCCATGTTTGAAAGGATAGGCTAGTGAAGTCTGACGGTTACTCGAAGTACGTATGCGACAAGTGCGGCAAGACCGCTTATGTCGCCGCTGGCGATACGGAGGCGCGTGAATGGTACACCGTGCGCCGCTATTCGGCTGGCAAGGCGACCCGCATCGCGGATGATGTGGCCCCTGACACCTACGAATTGTGCTCCAAATGCAATACGTCTTTCATGACGTTCGCGCAGAAGGATGACGCTTCGTTTGAAGCATGGTTGAAGGAGGTCGGACAGTGACCATCGAACTGGTTGACGGCAAGGCCGGAGTTGCACACATCTCAAGTGAGGACAAGGCGATCATCCATCAGGCCAAGTTTTCGAAGTCTGACGTGGTGTTCGACTGGGGTGACGCGTTCAAGTGTTCGATGAGTTCGTCCAACAGGGCGACGATCGGCACCGGCTGCGCGTCGATACAGGGTTTGGACTGGCACATCACGGCGGCGGAATCGGTGACGATCTCCAACGGGTCGCAGGGCATGAAACGCAATGACATCATCTGCGCGCATTACAATCGTAACCCCAAGACCGGTAATGAGCTGGTGGAGTTGGTCGTGTTGAAGGGTTCGCCGAATGCGACTGCTGCCGCTGACCCGAAGGTTCCGTCAGGGAAGATATTGTCCGGCGCGGTTGACGCGTACATGCCGTTATGGCGCATCCCACTCGACGGCATCACGGTCGGCACGCCGGTACGCCTGTTCACGCCGAGGGGTGCTTTGTGGGATTCCGTAACCCTGTATAACGCGAAGGGCTTCACGGTCATCCACACCGGCATGATGATGCTCGTCAAATACTCCGGCAATATCGGTAATGGCAGTTGGGATTCAACGCAATGCGAATACGTGCTGCCCACTGAACTGCGCCCTCCGGTCGAAGTCAATGCGATGGTGTGCGTCTCCAACGGGCAGACGGCGAGAATGCTCGTCGTCAATCCGAACGGAACCATTCGATGCGCGAACATGGGAGCCGCTGGCAGCAATCAGGGTTGTGTTGGCTCGCTCTGTTATCCGATTCCATGAGGATAGTTTTCCGTAACCCTCACGAAACCAAACGCTAACTGGGACGTGGATTATCGCACCGCGTTTGTCGGCGGGATGCTGATCGTCGCGTTTCATGCCATCCGGCTCAACACGAGCTGGAATGCCGCGAAGGAGTGGGAGGTGTCCCCGCTTTTCACGCTTCCGACTGGATTGGAGGCTGCGTTCGAGGTGCACTGCGCCGCGGTGTCCAATTCGAGCGTGGGGCTTCATGGCGTCGATGTGCAGACCGCTGGCAACTCCATCGCCCTTCGCTCGTCTGCGAAGATGACGATCGGCAAAGGCGGTTGGGTCGAGGGTTGCATCACGGTGCCGCTCTGACCACCGATTAGACGATCGGATAGCTTTCCGTAACCCAGCAATGGAAGCCGCCGTATACGAACGACAGCCTCACTCTGTGTCGCGTCGGTCGCATCGTTATGATCAACGGCAACGTCAAGTTCACCGGCAGTGGACAGCAGAACTACTCGACGGCGAATGAGACCATCCCTGAAGCGTTCCGTCCGCTTGCCGACATGAGCATCATCGCGTTTCCGTCCTGCGGTTTCAGCTTGCTTGTCGAGCGTGACGGGAAGGTGCAGATGCTGGGCGACCCGAAATTCGCCTACTCCACGGCGCACGGCTGCTGGCTGACGGCCTAAACGAATTTCACACCATCGGGCACTGGAATGATCTTCGGGAAGCATTGGATGATATCGGATGAGTTCACGCCTCCGATAAGCGTCACCGACCCGTTAGTGTTCCACCGCGCCTGTTTGCCATACGCTGCGCCAGCCACGTTCGCGACGCACCCAAAACCGACTGTTTTGGAGGGCTTCACGCCCTCTTCGAACAGCCAGACAGTGTAATCGCCGACTTTCACAGCGCTTTGGAACGAAGACAGGTCCACGAAAATCAGACCGTCTTTGACTGTGATGGTGTTCGAAGCGCCATAAGGAACCGGAACGAACGATCCAGTGTTCTGCCATTGCAGTTGGCATAGCTGGGTTACGGAAAGCTAGCGGATTGGGTATGTGACGGTTCCGGCGCACTGTTGGCTACTGCCTGTCGAACCGAAGTTAGCAATTCGGATGACACCGTTCGTTTGAACAATCAACATTCGCGCGGTCTGACCGTTGGTCACGCAGCACATGCCGTTGACTTCAACCGGAGGCCAATACTCTCGCGGCAGAACGTACTTGCACTGTTTCGCATCCCAACTGCCAGCACCAATCGTGCCGCTGAACTTCACGAATATCAACGTTCCGGTTTTGATGACGGTGAACCCTTCGCCGTTGTACAGGGTTACGGAAAGCTATCAGCATGTCAATATGAGCCGCTGCCAAGCCTTCTGCATATCCCTGAGCACGCTCAGATCAGGCTTCAAATAATATCTGGCCGTGGTTTGGATGTCGGAGTGTCCGAGCTGTCGCGCGACCACGCTGATGTCGGTTCCGGCCTTGATCGCCAACGTGCCGAACGTGTGACGCAGGTTGCGTGGCGGCACGCAGGGGAGTTTCATGCGCCTGCACCAACTGCGGTAGTGGTTTGCCACTTGGTTCGCGTTCAGACTGCCGACCAGTCGGCCGGTCTTCGTGCCGTGGCGTAGTTCCGCCAAGCGTTTGACCGCGAACCGTGGCAACGCGACGGTTCGTCGGCTCAGATCGGTCTTCGGTTCGGTGACGGTCTCATGGCCCGCCACCCACTGTACCGACCTTTTCACGGTGACGGTGCCGCGACGTAAATCCAAGTCGGCCCATTCCAGGCCGACCGACTCGCAGCGGCGCAATCCAGCGCATACGGACACCAATAACCAGGCTTCCAACGCGTGACCGTAGAAGCCTTTCAACAGTCTGCGTACTTCCGGCGCCGATAACACTTGCGGCTCGTAATGGCGCAGGTGGGGGAGTCTGATTTCACGTCTGGTCACGTCATTGTCCGTCATGCCGCGTTTGAACGCGAGTCTCAATATCGAACGGAACACCGCCCACGTCTTACGTGCCGCACCAGCCTTAGCGAAGGAGTCCAACCATGATTCGATGTCCGCCACCGTGATTGAGTCGATGTCCTTTCCTCTCCATCGCGGGAGTATGTGACATGCGAGGGCGCTTTCGTAACCGACCTTGGTGCATTCGCGGAGTTTTACGCATGATGGTCTCCAAACGGTGTCTACGAACGTGTCGAACAGCATTGGTTCCTTCCTGTTTTCCTGATTTAATCCCACACGTTGGCGTGTTGTCGTTGGTTGGTGGCGTGTGTGGGTTTTCTCATTGTTTTTGTATCTCTGTTTTAGGAGGTTGTTTTGACTCAGATCAAGTTTGATTTCGGCCATCCGAGTGCGGATGGTATCGCTGACTTGGCGGGTGAGACGGTTCATGTCGTTCCGACGAGCCGTTTCAACAGCGGCAAGCGCATCGTGGTGCGCGACTCGTTCGAGGTGAGACTGGACGAGCATGGCACAGCGACCGTTACGGTGCCGCCGACCGATAACACGTTCGCCTACGAGGTGACCGTCGGCGACAGCGCCGATTCCTGGCGGTTCATTCGCGTCGTGCAGGTGCCCGATTCGGCCAACGTGTTGGACTTCGCTGATTTGGTCGAAGTGGATTCTGACACGTTGACCCCCAGCCAGACCGGCAATCCGTTGGCCGACATCGATCAGTCCGATGTGGATTGGGCTGTGTCCGCGATCAATGCCTGAGTTTTTAGAGGAGGTTTGTTTTGGCTAATCCTGATAAGTTTTTGCGCCTGCGTGACTACGCCCGTTTGGAGCGTGCGAAGAATGGTGTCGTGGACGGCACCAAGTTCGCCTACGACAGTGCGAAACACGTCGTGTCGAACGTCCGCGAGTATTTCGACGCGCATCGTGACGGGCGTACGTATGGCGTGCGTTTCCCGCTCTATAGCTTCTCCAATTCGCCGGACGGCGTGAAGGTCGGCGACAATGCCGGTCTGACCGTCGTGCCAAGCTCGAATTATCGTGCCGGACGTGATGATTACGCTGGTTTGAGCGCGTTCCGCGTGTTCGACGCTAACGTTGCGGTGGCCGATGATGGCACGCCGGTCGTGAAGGCCATCAAGGGCTTGGCTGGCAATTACGCGAAGGACGGGTCGAATGGCGACGTGTTCGTCATCACCACTCCCGGCTTCTACCGGTTCGAGTTTGACACGAACTATTGCACCATCTGGTATTCGGACACGCAGTACGACGGCTATTCGCCGATGCCGGGCGCGTTGCTGCCGGACGGGTCTCTCCGCCCGTGCATGGCGTACGCGAAATATCCACTGTCCAATTACGGCGGCAAGGCCGCGTCCGTCTCGGGTCAGATTCCGGCCTCCATGAGCGAACAAGGCTCCGTGGCCGTAACCACCAGCAAAGGCAAGGGCTACAGTGGCAAGACTTCAGCCGACACGTTCTACGCCCAGTTGATGCACATGCTCAAATACGCGGCCAAGGACATCGAACGCCACTTGGGTGGTGACTTCAACGGTTCCGGTCAGATCGGCGTCAGCAAGGCCGAAACCAACGTCACGCGCGCGCTGGTCAAGGCCACTGACGCGGCAAGCATCGACCTCGGCTCCTACGTTTCCATTGGCACCGGCACCGACCGTGGAGACAACAAGACCGGCGAGGCGGCGGCATACCGCAAGGTCATTTCCAAGACCGTCGTGGACACGGCCACCACCGCGATCAACGTGTCCGGCGCGGCCTTCGCCACCACGACGGCCATGCATGTCACCCAAATGCCGTACCTGACCGGTTCGACGGACGGTGTGCTCGGCAACGACGGCATCCCCCGCGAGGATGTGTCCAAAACCCATCAGCCGATCAGGCTCCAGGGCATCGAACTGTTCGCCGGAATCTACGAGACCGAGGGCGACATCATCCTGAAGAACGTGAAGGAGTCGGACACTTCCGGCCATACCGAAGTGTGGAAGGTGTTCGACACCACCAAGGCGAGCGGCACCGCCATCACCGCCGACTACGTGCATGTGGGCGACTATCCAGCCGTCAACGACAAGACCGACAACCAGTGGCAGTGGCAGACCGACTTCACCGAAAAGCACGGATTCCTGCTGCCCACCGGCGTGGGCGCGACAAGCACCAGCGGTCTGACCGACGCGCTTATCATCAACCCGATCTCCGCTCCGGGACTGCATGAGTTGCTGCGCGGTGGCCCTCTCTGGGGCGGCTCGCACTGCGGGTTGTTCAACGCGGGCGGCGGGGACGGTCTGTCGTCCGCTTGGTGGGCCTTCGGCGGTCGCCTATCCATTCTTGGCCGCACGCACGCCTAGTGCGGGCGGTTGGGGGTGAGCGCCAGCGAGGGGGCGAAAGCCCCCCTAATCACCCTCGTATGACTCTTGGTAATATTTCAGGGATTCGTGACGGTTTCGCCGGGTTCCTCCTGCTTTTGCAGCGCGGTGGCAATCTCAGGGACGGCTCGCACTGCGGGTTGTTCAACGCGAACGGCAGGAACGATCTGTCGAACGCTTGGTGGCCCGTTCCCGACGGCTTGGTTGTCACATAGGGGTCAAAG